TGGCGAAGAGAATACCACAGTGTGGCGTTTTGATCGGCCCCTGCGCAGCGCAGAACATCCAACGATGAAGCCCATCGGGATTCCGGCCAGGGCTATCAAGAACTCCAGCCATTCCGGTGATATTGTCCTGGACCTGTTCGGGGGCTCCGGCTCGACGCTCATTGCTGCCGAGCAGACCGGCCGGGTGTGTTATACGATGGAACTGGACCCGGTGTATTGCGATGTTATTGTTAAACGGTGGGAGCAGTTCACCGGGCAGCAGGCGACGCTTTGCACTTGACTTTTAGCCTGCACAGAATGACTTATATTACACGAATGGCCAGGGCCCAGGTATAAATTGAACTAGATAGGGCTCCCGTGAGGGGGCCTTTTTTATTTGGAGGTGATTGCGGTGGCAGGACCGCCTTTGAAACTGACACCCGAGCTGATCAACAGCGCGAAGGCGCTAATCATGCGCGGAAATTATACCGCTGTAGTCTGTAAAAAACTACACATCGGTGAGCAAACGTGGTATCGCTGGAAGAAGAAAGGCGAGAAGGAATCGAGTGGCATTTTCCGGGATTTCTTGGAGGCCATACAGGAGGCCGAGGCTTATGCGGAGGGATCAGCCTTGCAGAATATCCGGGAGGCAGGCAAGCAGACATGGCAGGCTGAAGCCTGGTATTTAGAACGCAAATTTCCCGAGCGCTGGGGACGCAGGCATGAGCAGCTCATGAATAGGGACCGCTCTGCTGAAGAGCAGGACCTGCGGCTGGAAAAGCTGCGGCTGGAAATTAACCGGTTGAAGAATCCAGGGGTCATCGATTTGGATAATTATCTAGGGGCTCTCCGGGCGGCAGCCGATGATGTCTGGGCCAACAATGCGGATGAGGGTGGGGATGAATGAGGCGCGCAGCCGTATTCAGGTTTAAACCCTTCAGCGTAAAACAGAAAAAGGTGTTGACTTGGTGGCTGGAGGGCAGCCCCTATGCCGACTATGACGGTATTATTTGCGACGGTTCCATCCGGTCGGGTAAGACCATTGCCATGATTGACGGCTTTCTGACTTGGTCCCTGGCGACTTTCGAGAATGAGCGGTTTATTCTGGCGGGCAAGAGTATGGGGGCTCTGAAACGCAATGTTTTAACGCCTATGTTCGAGATCCTGGCAGCCAAAGGCATAGATTATACGTACATCCGGAGCGAGGACCCCCGGATTGAGATCGGGTCTAATACCTACTATCTGTTTGGTGCGGTACACGATAAGAGCCAGGACGTCTTGCAGGGCATGACTGCTGCAGGTTGCTACGCTGATGAGGTGGCCTTGTTTCCACAGTCATTTGTGGAGCAGATGATTGCCAGGTGCTCGGTGGAGGGTAGCAAAATCTGGATGAATTGTAATCCTGATAGCCCCTATCACTATTTCAAGACGGAATACCTGGAGAAGGCGGTGGAGAAGCGGCTCCTGCATTTACACTTTACGCTGGATGACAATCTAGCACTCCCGGACAGGATCAAAGAGCGCTATAAACGGATGTACACAGGGCTCTGGTATAAACGCTTTATCCTGGGACTCTGGGTCATGGCAGAGGGCGTCATTTATGACTGCTGGGATGAAGCCAGCATGATTGTGGACCAGCTGCCGGAGCGCTTTGACCGGTACTACCTAGGCGTCGACTACGGCACCGGAAATCCGACTGTGTTTCTGCTGTTTGGGCAGGCAGGAAAGCAAATATATCTGGTTGATGAGTATTACTATGACAGCCGCAAGACCACGAGGCAGAAAACCGATGCGGAGTATTCCAGGGACTTGCAGGAGTTTATCAAGGGCAGATACCCGCAGCGGATTGTTATCGATCCATCTGCGGCCAGTTTTAAGCTGCAGCTGCGGCGCGATGGCGTGCAGGGTGTAGTTGAGGCGGATAACTCGGTACTGGACGGTATCAGGACCACAGCCACCCTTTTATCGGGTGGGAGGCTTCTGGTTTACGGCAGGCGTTGTCCGAACTTCAGGAAAGAAATCACCGGCTATGTCTGGGACCCGAAAAAGCAAAAAGAGGGTCTGGATGCGCCTCTAAAGTTGGATGACCACTGCATGGATGCGGCGAGATATGTGAGCCACACGGTATTCAGCCGGGCGGCGTGATGGGGGTATGGTAATGCTGACAAGTCTAGATTTTATAAGGACAGGCCAGCCCTGGCCGCCTGAACCCGAACAGGAGCGCTTGAAGCTCTATTCAGACAACATAAAGCTGTTCGAGGGCAAGCACGAGCAGGTCTATAAGAACTGGGTCCGGCTGCTGCGGGATGATCAAAAGGCCACTCTGGAGATCATCCTGAACTGGCCGAAGCGCTTGTCCACTTTGTGGGCGGATCTGCTCCTGGGAGAGCCTCCGCGTATCACGGCAGGCAACAAGGGAACACCGGAGCAGGAGGCGGTAGAGAGAATTCTGGAAGAGAATAGCCTAATAAACACAGCCTATGAGGTGGCTCTGGATGTGAGCCGCCTGGGTACGGGCTGTTTTAAGATTCGCTACGATCAGCGGGGCATCATCGAGGGGCAGCCGCCTTCAGTCTGGTTCCCGGTGGTGGCTCCGGACAACATTAAGCAGGTGCTTTGCCACGTACTGGCCTGGCGCTACCAGGAAGGGGCGGCGGTGAAACGCTGGTATCTGAACGTGGAAATACACGAGCGGGGCAGGATCACTTTCCAGCGCTGGACTATGAACAGTGCCGGAGAGCGCATAGGGAATCTGCTTGAAGAGCGGGTCCAGGAGACAGGTGTTGATTACTTCCTGGTGGTTCCCGTGAATAATATCCTGACCACCGACCGGGTCACCGGCCTGGATGATTACTCCGACTTGGATGGCATCCTGCAGGAGCTGGAAACCCGCGTGGCACAGATCAGCCGTATCCTTGATAAGCATGCCGATCCCTCGATGTATGGCCCAGACACAGCGGCCAGCATCGACCCGCTCACCGGCAAGGTGACTTACCTGGCTGGCGGGAGGTATTTCCCGATCATGCCGGATGAGGACCCACCGGGGTATATCACCTGGGACGGGCAGTTGGAGGCGTCTTTTAAGCAGATTGAAAACCTGATGGAGCAGCTCTACGCGATTAGTGAGACCAGCCCTGCGGCCTTCGGGCAGTTAAAAACGGGGCTGGCTGAATCCGGCAGTGCTCTCCGGCGCTTAATGCTGGCCCCACTGGCGAAGATCAACAGAATTCGCATGCGCTTTGATCCCGCGCTTAAAGAAGCCTTGTACCTGGCGGCGGCTCTGGAGGTGGCCCAGCACAAGAGCGGGGCTGTAACACTGGAGAGCATTCGCATCGATTGGCAGGAAGGCCTGCCGGTTGACGAGATTGAGCAGACCGACATCGAGACCCAGCGCAAGACTGCGGGTTTAACCAGCACCGAGAGCGCATTGAAACGGCTGTACGGCCTGGAGGGGGAGGCCCTGCAGGAAGAGCTGCAGCGCATCTTGGATGAGGCAGACGCTTCGATGCCGCAGATGTTTAAGTCTCCGCTACCAAAGAAGGGTGATGCTTGATGTCGTTTGATGAAGCCAAACATCTGGAGCAGCTACGCAGAATCTACCGGAAGGCTTTTGAGGATGTCCTGCGGGTCATTATCGAAAAAGACATCAAGGGCAGCTGGAGCCGGTATCACCGGGATGTGCTGATTGATATCCAGAGGATAATGCTGCTGCTGGATGACCGGGCGCAGGACTGGATTGATGATGCCGTGGCCAGGGCCTATTGGGCATCGGCGGAAAATACCGGGGCCTATTTGGTGGGTATGGGTCTGGTTGCCAGGCAGGCTGAATCGCCAGCTTTTGCCCAGCTGCATAAAGGGGCGATTGATGTTATTGCCCAGAATATGACGGGCAATCTACGAAACGCACACCAGTTTGTCGGACGTACAGTGGATGATATATTTCGCCGGGTAGCTCTGGAGCAGGCCGCCAGGAAGATGAGCTCCGGGGCGACCATCCGAGATATGCGCCAGCAGGTCATAGACCAGCTGACGGTTCGCGGGCTGCCGGGCTTTCGGGACCGGGCAGGCAGGCTGTGGCGGCTGGATACCTATGCCGATATGGTGGCCAGGACAACCACCAGGGAGGCTGCCAGCGTGGCGGTGCTGAATCAGTGTGAGGCTTTCGGGGTTGATTTGGTGAAGGTCACGGAGCACTCACCGACCTGCCATCTGTGCGCTCCAATCCAGGGCAAGGTGTTCAGCCGATCGGGAAAGGACGGGGGCTATCCAGAGCTGTCCAGCCGGGTGACACCACCGATCCATCCTAATTGTCGGCATGTCCTGGCTCCTTACATTCGGGAGCTGGATCAGCAGGCCGATCAGCGGCAGCGGCATAGTAATACATCCCTGGAGGACGATCCGCGCAGCCCGGCTGAAATAGCGGCCTACCAGGCAGAGCAGCGCTTGAAAGCTGATCAGCTGCAGCGTAAAAAGCAACGCGCGAGGCCCGAGCTAACGCTAACTAAAGCCCCTGACCGGTAGACTCGGTGGGGGCTCTTATAAATATGGCCAGGAGCC